AAGTCTTGAAAACCCAAGGCAAGGAAGATGCTTCCTTTTGCACTAGCTGTTTTTCTAGGTTTGATTGTATAAGATTTATACCATCTTGGCTAGTTTCTTGAATAATCCAATCAATCACATTTTGCTCTTTTACCTCATCAAAAGGTGTTTTTAGGCTTGGATTAGCAAAAGTGTGTGTTCCTTGTGTCTCTACTGTGTTTGTGACATCAGTTAAGGAAACAAAGTAATCAGCATGGGTAATTAACCCATCTGTTTGCTCAATGTTAGTGATTTTCCAGTTCAAAATGTGATACTCCCTGAACTTGTAAACGTATAAATAATGTACCCATTGGCAGTTGTTTGTGTAGGTGAGCCTGTGGTACTTGTGGCTAGTTTATAGCTTGATGGATAACGGATTATGACAATACCTGAGCCACCATTACCGCCTGAATTTCCACCACTACTACTATTTCCTCCGCCACCGCCTCCACTACCAGTATTTGATGATCCAGAAGAACCATTTGAATTAAATGTGCCTCCATTGCCACCACCTCCTGCTCCTCCAGTTCCTGCAATTGCGTTGCTGCCGCCACCTCCACCACCAGCGTAAACTACAACTGATCCATTAATAGAAGATGCTATTCCAGAGCCACCATTGCTAGTTTGATAACTTAAACCAGCTGTTCCAGCTCCTCCACCTCCGCCACCCTGATATGGATTAGTTCCTGATCCTATTCCAGCACTACCAGAATTTCCTTGCCCCGATGTGCCTGATCCACCGTTTTGTGCAGTACCTGTTGCAAAACCTCCTCCACCGCCAGAACCACCTGACAAACCACCACCATTTAATGTTCCGCCACCTCCTCCGCCAAAAGCAACAAAATTACCAGTTGATGACCCAGATGAACTAGCTAATAAAACAGAATTTCCACCATTTCCTCCTGCTGTATTACTTGTTGGACCACCAGATCCAGATGAACCAACTGTTATCCAACATTGTGTTCCTTGAGTTATTGATGTAAGACCAGCTATAACGCCACCTGCACCTCCACCTCCAGCAGAACCTGAAGAATTTGCAACACCACCTCCACCGCCTCCTCCAGCGACCAAAAGGTATTCAATAATAGGTGGAGATATACCAGTCCAATTCTGTGCTTTAACAGCTTGGCTAACTTGGGATAGTGACCAAATGCCACTAAATTGAGCCATGTTAAGCTCCTAGGGTTACTTCAACCCAAGCCTTGGTTGCCTCATCCCAATTGTAATGCTTGCCATCAGTAGGCATAGGTGTAGGTGCTTCCCACAAATATGTTGTTTGGTTTTTAGTCCATGATGGATAAGGTTGAGGAGCAGCAAAGCCAGTACCATCCCAAGAATAACCAATTCCTGCGTAATTTTTGTGTAATGGTGTGCCACCCAAAGCATGAACATTTCCATGCGTGTTGTAACTGGTTTGAACCCATTCTGATGGGTCACCCCAATGTCCAAGTGCTAGTGTTTCAGCATCAATAACGATCACGTTATCAACAATTCCATTTGTGATGTGAGCAAAGTGTGCCATGTTAACTCCTTAAAATGTGATTGTTCCACTGCTTGTGAAAACGTAAATCTGATACCCCGAATTATAGTAAACCTGTGGGCCACCTGTAACTGATGCTGGGGGTGCTGTGTTGGCTGGGTAACGAATAATTACTATTCCTGAGCCACCATTACCACCTGCCGTAAATCCCGCATAAGCAGAATAAGCCCCAGCTCCACCACCTCCACCAGTATTTGCGCCACCTGAGCCACCCGTACCATTTGGTGAAGCGTTTCCACCATTTGGTGCCCCTCCTAAAGCAGTTGGAGGGGTTCCAGCATTGCCGTTTCCTGGTGCGCCTGCACCCCCGCCACCTACACCACCATTACCGCCAGCCGATGTGTTTGATGATCCAGCATAGCCACCACCTCCACCTCCACCAGCATAAAATTGTTTTGATCCTGTAATACTTGAAACAGTTCCAGTTCCGCCTTGACCAGCTTGTACATTGGTAACACCAGAAGTACCCGCAGAACCAGAACCGCCCCCGCCTCCTCCAGTGGTTGCATCTGAACTAGTTACTCCAACAGCACCAGCATATCCTTGACCCGATGTTCCTGTTCCTGCTGTAGTGCTTTGATAAGCACCCCCACCAGAACCACCATTTGATCCATTTGATCCATACGCACCGCCGCCACCGCCAGCAGTTGCAGTAATAGAACCAAAAATAGAATTATTTCCATTTGATCCAGATACGTTGTATGTTGAACCTGAAGACCCACCAGCTCCAACAGTAACGGTAATACTTGAGCCAGAAGTAACTGCATATCCCGTAGCAGTAAGAAGACCACCAGCGCCTCCTCCGCCACTTGCTCCACCAGCTCCCCCACCACCACCAGCCACAACCAAATACTCTACAGTTGCAGTAGGCAAAGATGTCAAAGGGTTTAATGTTCCTGTGATTAGGCCACCAATACGATCACTCATGTTAGTCCTAGAATGTTATTGAGCCAGAAGATGTAAACGTATACACAGTAAATCCTGTGATACTTGTCTTAGTACCATTGGTTACTGATACTGCGTCTTTAAATGTGTTTGGGTAGCGAATAATGACGATGCCTGAGCCTCCTTGACCAGGCGTTCCACTTTGACAACCTCCTCCTCCACCACCAGTATTAGCAGTACCGTTTGTTCCATTAGATGAACCTACTGCTCCTGCACCTCCACCACCTGCACCACCAGAGCCAGCAGTTCCACTAATAATTCCACCGCCACCACCACCAGCATAAGCAGTAACAGTGCCTGATATTGAACTAGCAATACCTGCACCACCATTACCAGAAACATTAGAAACTCCAGTTAAACCAACTGTTCCTGCACCTCCGCCACCTCCTGTAGGGCCAACACCGCCTTGTGGAAAATTTGCTCCACCAGCGTTTCCTTGGCCAAAAGTTCCTTGTCCACCAAAATAATTAACGCTTCCACTACCTGCCGCACCGCCTCCTGAACCACCAGATGCAACATTACCTGAAGTGGCAGAATATCCACCACCTGTTGCACTTATATTTCCAAAAATACTATTAGTTCCTGATGAGCCTGAACCAGTACCACCAGAACCTACAGTAACAGTAATTGATGATCCATTAGGAACATTTACAATGCCTTGAAGCAATCCACCTGCGCCTCCACCACCACCCGGACTTGTTGAACCCCCACCCCCACCACCAGCAACAACTAAATACTCAACATAGTTAGTCGCAATAGAGCCTGTCCAAGCCTTTTGAATTAAGCCTTGTAACTGTTGTTTAAGAGAAAAGATTCCATTAGGCATAATTTAAAACGTAATCGTTCCTGATGCGTTGAAGATATATATGCGATATGGCCCTGCAATATACGTTGTGGGTGAACCTGTTGTTGATGTGGCTTGGGATAGATAAGCAGGGTATCTGATAACTACGATTCCTGAACCACCTGCCCCACCATTTCCTGAAGCACCTGTAGTTGTTCCTGCACCACTTCCACCACCACCACCACCTGTATTGGCTAATCCAGTAGTTCCATTGTAAGGTGTAGTTCCTGCTCCACCATTACCACCACCTCCAGAACCCAATGCTATGTAGGTATTTCCATTCCAACTTCCACCACCACCACCACCTGCATATTGAATGGGTGATCCTGTAATAGAAGATACAGTTCCTGTTCCTGCAACACCAGCGTTTGTTCCTACAGAAGATGCAACCCCAACTGAGCCAGATCCACCACCACCCCCTCCAGCTCCTGTACTATTTGAACCAGTACCACCACTATTGCCTTGACCAGATGTGCCTGATCCTGCTCCAGTATAAGGTGAATTACCACCGCCACCACCACCTGATCCACCAGACGATCCAGCAGTATAAGTTGATGAATTATAAGAAGCACCTGTTCCACCGCCTGTAGCAGTTATTGATCCAAATACAGAATTAGATCCTGTGCTTGGAGATGCACCACCATATATACCGCCAGATCCACCTGCACCAATAGTAACTGTGATTGATGAGCCAAGAGTTATTGAATAACCTGTTGCAGTAAGAAGTCCGCCAGCTCCACCACCACCAGCACCGCCTCCATTTACATTACCGTTACCACCCCCACCACCTCCAGCGACAACAAGATACTCTACCGTTTGAACAGGATAGTTCAATCCAGTAAATTGGTCAGAAACAATCCCACCTGTGTATCTCAAGGTCATGGTTTAACCTATGGTTTCTAAACAAGCAACAACAGAAATAGCACTTGCAGTTCCAGCAATCACACCCAATGACTGATTTTCAGTCACATAAATAGGTGTTGTCTTGTCGTTAATCACCAAAGAAGCATTTGGAGGAACGCTGATTTGATAAGCAATGTAGTGAGCAGTTCCTGATGCGTATGTTGCATTGTCAGAAATAGCCAAAGTAACAGTTGCAGCACTACTTGTGTAGTTAGATGCAATAATTGTTTCAACTTTGTTCACATAGTTGGTTGCAGGTGTTAATCCTGTCAGAGCAGTTGTGCCAGAAGTTCCTGTGGAATATGTCCAAGAAGTTGTGGCAGAAGTGCCGGGACTGATATAGGCAGTTGAGCCTACGATTGAGGTTAACGCTGCTATATTTGGGACTGCCATAAATGCTCCTTAAAATCCAAATGTAAAGGTTAAAGCCATTGCTTTGGCTTGGGTTAGACCTGTTGATGGTGCTGCCCAATAAGCAGCAGATGAACCATTAGAAGTTAGCACATAACCAGCAGTTCCTGTGCTTCCATTAGCACTCAAAGTACCTGTAATGGCTAAACTAGGTGTGCTAAACAAACCTGTGCTTGGGTTGTACTGTAACTTAGTAGAACTTGTGTAAATCGTACTCAAAGTGCCTGAAGTTGCACTTGTAAAGTTGATATATCGAGTTGAATTGGTGCTTGTGTCATCAGAAATTGATGTTGCAGCAGTTGTCGCTGACCATGTAGGAACACCACCTGACAAAGTTAACACATAGCCATTTGTTCCTGCAGCTAACTTAGACAAGGTATTTGTAGCACTTGCGTACAAAATGTCACCAGTCGTGTAGCTAGTTTGCCCAGTTCCACCATAAATTGCACCAATTGACACACCATTCCATGTTGCATTGGTGATTGAACCTGAATAGCTAAATGTATTGGTTGACCAAGATACATTTGATGGGGCTTGAAAGTGGTAATCCCATGTTCCTGCAGCCACAGAATTGGTCAAAAGAATGATTTCAACAAAACCACCTGATGGCACAGAAACAACCGATGTGCCTGAACTGTTTTGCACAGTAATTGCACCTGAAGTTTGATTGTTGTTAAAAGTGTATATAGCACCTGTAGGTAGCGTTGTTGCATCAGGTAACTTATATGTCTGACCACCAGAGCCAGTTATCACAAAGTTAGGTGTTGATGCAGCAGTTAATGTAACGGTAGTTCCTGCAGCAGCTACGTTTGTAAAACCTTCATAAAAGTCGTTAGCAGTTACATTGACGTTAGAATCCCTTAAAACAACGCTAGACGCACCAGAGCTTGTTGTAACGCCTGTGCCACCATTTGCTACTGCAAGCGTCCCTGCAAGCGTTACAGCCCCTGTAGTGGCAGTATTTGGGGTTAGTCCAGTAGTTCCACCACTAAATGAACTAACATAGGTCAAATTAGCCCAAGTTGGTACACCACCACTCAAAGTTAGGTATTGACCATTGCTACCTGCTGCCAAAAAGGTTGTTGCACCTGAACCTGTTTGGTAAGGCAATGAGCCACCAGCTCCACCAGCAAGGTTAGTTGATGATGTTGCCAAAGTAGCAGTTGAAGCATTTCCTGTTAATGCACCCACAAAAGTCGTGGCAGTCAATGTAGAGCTAGATGGGTTAAACGTCAAGCCTGAACTGACGTTTTCTGTTGTGATTGTTCCACTTGTTGCACTTGTAAAGGCCAAATACCTTGTTGCATTAGTGGTTGTGTCTAATGCAATGGTTAAACCACCACCAGTTGTGGCCCAAGATGCGTTAGTGCCATCTGTGGTTAGATATTTTCCTGAGTTGCCTGTTTGTGTAGGCAATAAGTTGTTAAGAGCACTTGAGTTAGTAGTAGCCCCAGTTCCACCATTTGAGACTGAAAGCGTACCACCAATGGTAATTGTTCCACTAGACACAATAGGGCCACCAGTTGTGGTCAATCCTGTTGTTCCACCTGAAACGTTTACGCTAGATACACCACCTGCAGCACTTGTAAAAGGCAAACCAGCAGGGCCAATAAAAGTAATAAAGGCCAAAGTTGTTGGGTCATATAAAGCCTGTACAGGCAATATGTTCGTTGTTACTGTATTGGCAATACTGTTGCTCATAATCTACCCTAAAAAAAAGGGGGGAATTTCACCCCCCATAATCAACTTTGGTCACCTACAGGTGTCACATACAAGATGCCAGCAGTACCTGAGTTACTGATAGCAGTCATGTAAAAGGGAGTTGTAGGAGTTGCTAGAATCAATGGAGATGACATTCCTGCAGGAAGAACGAAATCGCCAAGTGTTGAACCATCTACAGGAAACACAGCAGCAGGGCATGGTGAGAAGCTAGAAAACTTCACAGCAATGGGGCTTGCTCCTGTGTTCAAGAAAGATGCGTAGTTGATCTGGTCATTCGTTGTGTCATCAATCAAAGTCGAGGCATGGCTCGTGCTTGTAACTGATAACGCAGTTGTTTGACCAGCATTACGTTGAACTGTTGAACCTGCCATGATTAAACTGCATTAGTAGGAAGGATTGTGCCTTCCAAACGATCCACACCCAATGTATAAACACCAGATGCAGGAGTTGCAGAAGAACCTGTGCTATTTGTAAATTGAATTGACAAAGTATTAGCAGCAGATACCCAAGCATTAGCAATACCAACACCAGTAGTCTGAGCACCTTGCAAGGAAATATTTACAAAGTCATTAGGCAAAAGGCCTTGGATTGTAAATGTTTGCGTTGCTTGTGAACCAGAGACTGCTGCAGGTGTCAATGTTGGGTAAACAAGGAAGGAATTGAGGATATTTCCTCTTAGGATCGTAGTTTGTAATGACATAAAAACTCCTTTTGGATTATTGTATCTGAAAAGCGAAAAAAGCCATCCCTTTTGAGGATGGCCTTCTTCTTATTTACTCACAAATTAAGGTAAAAATGTGAGGTCGTAGCCATAAACAAATACGTCACAAGTAGCTGCAATCGTAGTTCCAACATTTACATATAAATTGCTGAAGCTAGATATAGCTGTGTTCGGATTTGTTGCAGCAGAAATGGTCACATAAGGGCCACCTGTGTTGCTTGTCAAAGCAGCAGTAGTCAATACTGTTGTTCCAGTTGCTCCTGTGTTTGTGTAAACACCAACAGTAGCAGTAGCAATAGTGGTTGTAGAACCACTAGAGTTAAGGCCATTGGTAATGATTACGCTAACAGGTACGAATTTGCTCACATCGACAAGAGCCATTGCTGTGTCACCAGCGTAGGCCAAGTTAACTGATTGAGC